CTGAGGTTTAATGCTCTAGCTTTTTCTTCTAAGGTAGCTCGATAAGCTTTCTCATCGAACTCATCCATTCTTTTATTAACGGCAAGTCGTTGCTTCTTAACAGCTTCTTCTATCTTAGCATTCTGCTCTTCATCTAAATCAAAAGCAGATGTGTCACCGTTAGCTGCTCGTCTACCTTTAGTAATACCTTCTTCTCTTTTCTGAGTAATGTAATCTTTACCAACAGTTTTAGCAGCTGTCTCTAAACCTTGATTTAAAGTCTCACTAAATTTAGCTAGTTGGTTAAGATTAAACTCATCATTAGCATTAGCTATCTGAAAGATACGGGATAACTCATCACCAACAGAAGAGGCTTGTTTGCCCATCTCTTTGACTGATTCAACCCTATCCTTATCTAATTGTCTTGCTTGTTGTGCAAGCTTGCTGGAGTTCGATATAACCCCCGTACGGTTCCTAAAACCTGTACTGCGTGTTTGTCTTTCGTATGGCATTGTAATTAAGCTACTACACTTCTAAGGTTTACATCAATCTCTGTATAATTGACACCAAGATAACCATTGTCATTCTTAACTACAGCATGTGGGGCTGTTTGTAGAAGCTCTTGAGCTAAGACTCCTTGGAATCTATTAGATTTAGGTTCTCCTTTATAGTTCCATTCATAGATACGGTGACCATCTGGGGATTTACTTATATAAGTGATGTTTTCTTTTAGTGCTATATCACTTGCTGGTGCTCCTCCTCCAGCTGGGTTACTAGGTATACCAGTACCATAAGTAGGATCAACACCACCTCCACCAAAGTTAAAAGTACCACCAGCCATGTTATATGCACCAAGACCAGTAGTAAAACCACTAATAATTGGTCCTAATATAGATGGTTTCTTAGGAGCAGATTGCATTATAGGTTTGATAGGCTCATAAGAGGCTTGTTTGTGGGTAGCGATACTCTTGGTTTGATTGATAGCGGCTATATCTGCTGAGTATTTATCCAGATCTATGCCATACTGTTCTATAGCATAGGCTCTAGTGACAGAATCTTGTGATGCATCTATCTGTGCCTGTTCAAATCCAAACTCTCGTTCAGCACCTTGCAGTAATGCTCCTAAACTGTTACCAGCTGGGGCACCACTAGCTAATACTTCACCTTGAGCTTGTATAGATTTAGCTAAATTCTCTTGAGACTTAAATGCTTGTTCTGCAAGCTTTTCATTAGCAGCTATTTGTGCAGCTGTGGAAGCTTGATCAGCAGCTATTTGATTGTTTTGCTTGATAGCAGCTAGTTCTGTTTGAGCAGCAGCATCAGCTTCTAATTCTTTCTCGAATACTAGACCTTTTAATTTATCATTATAGGCAGCAATTGTTAACTCATTGGCATACTTAGTTGTAGCCATATGGTTAGATCTTAATACAGCATCTCGCTGGGCAGCCCATTGGGCATTTTGTTGTTGTATGCCTGTGATAGCTTGCCCAGCACCTAACGCTATACCAATAGCTACGGGGTTGCACATAGTTTTATAAACTCTATAAGAGGGACACCATTGATAACATGGTAGTTAATAAATTTAAACTTCAATAACTTAAGTAATTTTATATGACTTTCATTTCGCATATCAGCATGGTTGAATACATAGGTATTAGGTAGACTATCTACCCAGCGTTTCGCTTCTCGTATAAATGTATGTGGGTACTCTGTGCTGGCCTCAGTACAAAGCATCCATATAACATTTTGAGGAGTCACTCCTGCCACTCCAGCAGCCTTGCCGTTGGGTACCTCAAAATAAACAGAATGCCCATATGCGGAATTATAAAATGACTGGACACATACTGCTTCTGCACAGTATCCAGTAGTCTCTTCTGCTTCACGCCTATCTTCTAGGCGTAAGTTTTGCCCCACACGGAGAGCTAACTCTGCTGTGAGGGGCTTAATAAACTTACTTTCGTACATGTCGTCTGGTGTTATATCTACCGTCCCAGCTTGCTGAAACAATAGTTGCGGAAAAAGGTTGGTCTATTTTAACTTTAAATCTAAACTTATCATTCTTTCTATATATAGGTACTCTGATTGACTTGTATAATAAAGAAGGTATCTCACCAAACTTATTCCAATCTGTTAACATACCTGATGAAGTGTGTGTATATAAATTAGCATTACCTATAACATCATCAACATTAAAGGACACAGGACCAGATAAACCTAATTCAAAGTTGTAACCACCCATCCTAAGATCACCATCTATATCATACTTACCTTGATCATAAGAGAAGTAATATTGTGGTAACTCAAATTCAGTTGTATATTTATACCCAATAGCCATATGCCATTTAGTCATATCACTTAAGGTTTTTTTAGCATTACTTCCTGAACCTGTTGCAAACCATTCTTGACGGAACCCTTTATTAAAGGTCATAGTAGATCCAGATACCGAATCAGGTACCAAAACTGTACCTGCTTCACCATTACTAGGCTCGTAAGCAGTAGTATCAGGGTCGTCTGGTACTCCTGAAAGTACAACAATCTGGGGATTATATGTTTGATCAATAGTATAAGGTAACGTAATAGTAACAGGTCTTACAATATCGGATGCATTACCACCTAAAGCTACAGAAACACCAGTTGTAGTGTTACTACCGTCACCTTGTTTATACATCACAAGGTTATCTAACGCTGCTTCAAGGGTACGGTTAACTCTTAAACCAGCAACACCTTCTCCAAGTGTTTGAGAATCATCACCAATAGTATAGCTTCTAGCACTCATACCGTTATCATCACTTAGATATTCATGCCTACTTAGTATAACTTCATTATTATCTTGTAAAGTTATTGTATAGAATGAACCTCCAGTATAGAAACAATGCCTTAATACACCTGTTAATGTCCAAGTATACCAAGCTGATTGTTCTCTCTGATCTCCAGAATCAAAGTACTTATAATTATAAATTGTAGAGGTGTTGAAGTTAGTATTATGATACGTAGAATTATTAATACCAAAAGTTACTAAACCTAAATCGGATGATCCTGAATTTACATTTAAAGTTTTTGGTAAAAATTCAGGGACAACTCTAGTTTGATCTATAATTTTAGGAGGCACACTTTCATCAACTATAGCCATCTCAAACGCTTTAGTGTAAGCCCCCGAATGGTTCACAAACATATAGGTTGTACCCATATCTAATGGCTTAATGGTAGGACTACATTCATAGCCAGCTACTTTTTTAAGACGAGCAGTTTTAGGAGAGAAAGAGTCTTGCTCACTAAATAGCATAAATTGTCCAGCATCACTGAACATCATTATACCTTTTTGTGTAGGTAGTACGTGATTAATATATGCTGGTTTTACATCTGATACTGATATATCAATAGGGTTATCATCACTAGAAGTTATAGCTGAGACTGCAAAGAAATTATGATAATCACCTGGCTGACTCAATACTATTTGTTCATCTGCAATAAAGCCTAATCTATTTCGGTAGAAAAATATTTGGTTTATACCTTTACCAACAAAAGATGGATCAGGATTAGTTTCTGTATCTCCTACCTTTCTCTGCGCCCATTCAAGCCCGTTAGGGTTAGTACCCGTACCCCCTAGTTTACAAAATTGAAAGCTTGTTATATTACCACCTGAACGTACTGCTACTAATGCATGAGGCATGTCAACTAAAATCGCATAGATTCCTGGGGCTACTGTTTCTTCCCAGACACCAGACCCTTTAATCTCATCATCTGCTTTAAATTTTAACCAGTAGTTATCAGCATCAGATTCTTCTGTGTTCGATACTTCTACTAAATAACCGTGAGCACATTCAGCAGGTAACTTAGATACATCTTGAGCACTATCCTGGAATACTGATAAAGCTTCATTAGCCATACCACCTAGTACTTGTACATTCATAGCACCAGAACCAGCTTTCTTAATTAAAAGGCCACCACCTACTACTTCATAAGTATAAGCACTACCATACTCAGCTGTTAAATCAGCTTTTAAACCATTAAGCACGTTAGCCATACTTAAGGTTCCTTTGTCTGGATTCTTAGGTGTTATGTATTTTGCTACACCAGATTTATATCTATAAGTATCATACTTTTTAACACCTGTAATTTCTATATCATAACAAACTGTACTACCTGCTGAATCAGGTATACAAACAGCATTTTGAATAACAGTACCTACATCACCGACATCAACACCGCCATCTCTTAAAGTAGCTGTGGCTGTATAACGTATATCATAGTTCTGAACATAACCTAAGAATTTACTCTCATCATCTGTAGCATTGTCTTGATACTCTTTTGATTGATCTTCAAAATATGGTTGACCGTTGACTATTACGGTAGCTCTTAGACCTTTAGCATTAACATTGTTGGTACCACTTGTACCAATACCTCCTTCAAAATCTCTCTGTCCTGCGAACATTGAAGCTGGATCTACATGATTCCAACTTGATTTACCTGCCAATGAATTTCCATCATTATCAGTACCACCTCTACGATATGTAGTAATACCTGTTGCCATTTGCTTTTCATCAGCATCAGGCATGGTTGCCCCAGCTGCCCCCAGATGTATGACATACTCAGTATTATATGCAAGAGTATCTATCTTAACAAAAGCATAAGCTTTACCACCGTTATAACCTAATGTAGTCCCTAAGGTACTTATAGTTTTAGTGGGGTTAGATATATATGTATAATCTTGTATAGTATGCTTACCTACAGTACCTGCTCCACTGAGATAATCATAAGCATTAGTCGTACCTTCAGTCACATTAACTGAAACTCCTGTTTCTGCATTCCACACTCGTATAGGTGTAGATCCAGAGTTAGCAGGGGTAATCTGTACTATAAATTTCTCTCCTTCTTTATTTAAAATCTCAAACCACTGTCCAGTTGATGTAGTATTAGTCAGCTTATTCACATACTCAGCTGGAGGACGTTTCATTAAGCCAAAAGTTACATCAGGAACAGCATTATCACAGGATCTTAGCTGGCCTGGGAATTTAATAAAATCTGGCTGCTGGGAAACCCCACCTAAAAAGTTAGGAATACGTTGATTAATAGCTGCCATTATCTTTTAATAACTTGGAATGGTTGGTAGCCTTGGTATGGATTACGTTGGGAACTATCTTGGAAGATATTGTAGTCTGCTTGGTTTGTATCATACTGGATACAGGAAGCCCTTGCAAGCGTCTCATCTGGTGACATAACCTCATTGGCCTCAGGGCTAGCTATCATGCGGTTAGAGGCGATCCTAGATGCCTTAGCGGTGACGTAATCACGGAATGGTTGGGGCATATCATCAAACTCATATAACCAAATCACATCACAGTATAGGATGTTCTCTGTTAAGTCAGTGAATTTGTTGGTATGTTTATAGCGATCATATAGTTGTGCTACTTGTTGTCCAGTAGCTAGAGTTCTTGTTCTCCTGACAACATCATAATTGTCTGCGTGTTTATACCTATTCGGATCTACCTGTAAGGCATTTGCGGGGAACTCAATCTCATTGTTATTATCAACAGGTAAAGGAAATTCGATTTCTGAATTGAAAGCCCATCCTTCTGCCTGAACTTCACGACAAACTTGCCGAAGAGTTTTCTGAGCAATAGCAACTTCTGGGCTTTGAGTATCCAGAGTGTTTACAGGAGACTCTCCAACACTCATTAATATTGAGTTTACAGCATCCAGTTCTGTGGACGTTGCGTATGTTAAAGTTGTCATAAAAAAAAAAGGGGGAGCCGAAGCCCCCCATAAATGTATATTTAGAATGCGGTAGGTGCAGTGTTGGTTGTATGTAGCTCAACACAAGCAGCAGGATTAAGATAATCTGCGCCCATAGCGAGTCTTCCGAGGATTACATCACCTTGGTAGATGACAGAAACATCGCCAGAAGTTACTTGAACCTGTGGTCCAATAGTTTCTACAACACCAGCAGCTTCTTTCTGGAA